ATGACAGATAAGACGAAGGGGAGCGTGCTAACGGACGAGGAGCTGGCCGAGGAACTATCACGAGTGGGACCCAATGATCCTACTGATTGGCTGTTACGCCTCCACGGCGTGTCAAAAGTGTATCAGTCGGAGTTACTGTCGCTGTTAGAGAATGCCCGGCTGGGTTTAGAAGAGAGGTGGGTACACCTAGCACCTCCCGCAGCGTTAATTTGGCGCTCAGGCTTGGGCTACCGGGCTCAGCTCCCTATGTTTGCCTGCGCGGCCATGCCCCAGGAAGCCGCCGAAGGTGAGCCGAACGCCGTGTCACAACTGGAAGTAGCGCGCAACATACTTGAAGAGGCGGCCGCCCGCGTGTCTGAAGATTTGAAACTGGCCGAACAGGTGCGCGCGCAGCTTGAGGAGGTGGACGAAATAATCCAAAGGCTCGGGCGAGACCGAGAAGAGATTGACAGGCTGAAGGAGGAAACGCGCTCTAACATCTCGGAACTTCAACGGATGGTCGCCGCATGAGCTGGTTGACAGATTTCGCCTCCCTCGTCCAACGCATACTCACGCTCAGCCGGGAACTCGACCAGCAGCGGGCGGACATCAAGGAGATGCAGACGCAGGTCCGCGACCTCACCGCCATCGTCCGCGCGCTGGCTCAGGAGAATAGGCACGCCAGGGAGCAGGCGGAGCAAAGGCACGAAAACCTCTTACTCGAAATCGATAACAGGCTGTTGAAGTTCGAGAAGGCGCTGCCGCCGGCCAGGGCGAGTAAGAAGTCCGCGAAAAAAGGCTCTAAGAAGTGAGCGCAGACTCTCCCCTTCCCTTCACAACAATCCTTAATTCCTACCCACCCCCCTCCGAATTATCTTGACTTCCCTTCCCTTCTCCGCTTATAACCCCCTGCTATGAAGGCGTATAAGGCTTTTGGCCTTAAAGAGAATCCGTTCGTACCCAGCCCGAACCCGCGGTTCCTCTACCTGACCGACCAAACCAATGCTTGTCTCTTCAAGTGCAAATTTGTTATCGAGGAGAGGCAGGGGCTATCGCTTATAGTCGGAAAAATAGGCTACGGCAAGACCTCGGTGCTGCGCGAGTTGCTGAACGGCTATATCGACGATGAGACGTACAAGATCGCGATGCTCCCGAACGGCAGCTTCCCCTCCGAGATGCAGCTCGCGAAGGCCATCTCCAGCGAGCTGGGACTCCCCGGCCGCCGGTCGTTACTTGCCCAGATCAACGAGATACGGGACTACGCCTTCCAGATTTACGCCGACGGCGGGACCATCATCCTCATCATCGACGAGGCGCAGAATCTAAAGGGCGCGCAATTCGACTTTCTCCGGGAGTTGCTCAACTTCGAGAGCAACGAGGCGAAGACCATCCAGATCATCGTCGCCGGCCAGCCCGAGATAGAGACCAAGCTCGCCACGAAGCCCGCGCTCGTCTCGCGCATCATCCTGACGAACTACCTGGACACCTTCACCTTCGAGGACATGGTGGCCGCCCTGGAGCACCGGATACGCCTCGCGGGCGGCAAGCTGGACATCATGGCCGACGACGCGCTGAAAGCCCTCTACGTGGCAAGCAGGGGCGTCCCGCGCGAGATTATGAAGATAGCCAACGCTTCCCTTCTCCTCGCGGCCGTCAACGAGACCAGACCGATCACCGACGGCATCATCAAGCTGGCGGTCGAGAACATTCTGAGCACGGAACGAAATGGAGAAGCGGAAACCACTGAACTTCGCGCAGGCGCTTCGCAGTAGGCCGCGCGAGACGCCCGATAGCCAAGCGACAGAACAACAGATATCCACCACCGCTGATAGCCAGCTATCCACCACATCGGCTAGCCAGCAACCCACCACGGTGGCAACCCAGATTCCACCAGCTAGCCTGCTAGCCACCACCCCTTCGGAGCCGGCTATCCAGCAAGCCCGAAAGCGCAAGGTGGATAGCCACCGCAAGAAGCGTGCGGATAGCCGAAAAGGCGACCGGCATCGTGGGGATAAAGTGCCATTCAATAACCGATTGAGCTCGGAAACGGTCAATCGTATCAAACACTTCTGCTTGGATCATGGGCTAGAGCAACAGGAGTTCGCAGAGCTCGCGGCTATCCACTTTATGGACGCGGTGGATAGCCAGAAAGCAAAAGCTGTGGATAGCAAGCTAGCCCTTGATGATAGAGATATGATGATACTATTTAGAACGGAGCTTAGTATCATCAATCTCTACCTTCAGTACAACCCTGAAAACCGGTGGAAACCGGCCGACGACTACGAGGCTCAGCGGTATAACGGGAAGGACATACGCCTGGTCGAAATCGGTATTATCCAGACCCAATTCAACGCGAGGTTCAAGAAGGTCAACTCGTTCAAATACTACACGACCGAGATAGACGAGGCGCTGGCCGTGCCCCTCACAGGTGAGACAATCGACATCATGCTCAGGCAGGGCCGCCGCAGGTGGGAACAGGCGACCGGCAAGCCTATAAGCACACCTTAAAAAAACTCCCCTAACTGATAAGAAAATCTTAACTTTAACGCCAAAAACAAGGGCGTTTCATGCTACAATGCCGGCGTGTTTTGAACGTGAAAACAGGCGGCGCGTCCAACCCCTTCCACAGAGTCTAAACGCGACCGCCTGCCTTATCCGCTGACAGGCAGCGGGGCGGCAATCTTAGCATAAGTTTTGCCTCAAACAACCCCGCCGACCTGTTCCGCTCAGGAGCAGCCGGAGGGAAGTGTCGGCAGGGCAGAGAAGACACAGAGGCCGCCCGATTCGCGCATATTTGGCGCGCGGGGCGGCCTTTCTCTTTTCCCCTCGGCCTTCCCGCCGAAAGGGGAAAATTGAGGCATCAACTACGACAACTCGCGACCGGAGCGCCCGTCTTCCGATCCACATCCCGAGACATCATCAGCCTTCGGAGCGCACACGCAGCCCCCTTCGGCATCTTTCCCCGCTTGGCCGCCTACCGCGTCGATGACGACGGAAGCGGTGCCAAGCTCATCTTCGAACAGGACCGGAGGCGGAGGCGGGCGGCAGACCCGCGCCTGAGCTTGGAGCGGCAACTCCGCTACATCGAGCGGGACGCCTTCAAGGCCGTGAGCGGCGCCCGAACCTTCGGACAGGCGCTAGACGCTACCGCCAGAGCCGCCGCGAGGCTCGCCATTGTGCATGAAGTCCGAAGGTACTGTCTGGGGGTTGAAACTGAGGGTGACGCGCGAGCCTCAACTCCCCTCTCGGCGTAGAAAATTTATGTTTTTCAGCAGCAGTGGAATTAAGGCGAGCACCATTCACACCAGCCTGACCGTCCTTTGGGCGCTGCTGGCAATACCGACGCTCCTTTGGTGGCGGGAGTCGGTGACGTGGGTGGCGTTGATGAGTTTGTGGGCGAACATCGGCTCGCATTGGGCGGCCAGAGAGGCCGCGAAGGCGAAGGAGAGCCAAGCGAAGGAGGTTTCCTAGCACCTGTGATGTCCCCGCTGACTTCCCCCACGCGCCGGGCCCCTTCCCGCGCGACTCCGCCGTCCTCAAAGAAGTGCGGCGGGCCGTGCGGGCGGAGGCTTCCCCCGGAGGCGTTCGGCGTTCGCAGGAAGAGCAAGGACGGCCGCTTCCCCCTCTGCAAGAAGTGCCGTAGTGAGACGCGCGGCTCGCAAAGTAAGGAAGGGCAGCAAGCCCGGGCGCTCGAAAAGGAGCTGTGGGTCATGCGGGAGGCTTACTCGGGCGTCCCCGCTCTGGCCGACATACTCAACCGCGCACTAGAGGAGGTGCGGCTGATAGCAGCACCCGGCGCGAAGTTCGGAGAGCAGGTGGCTACCGTCCGCCGCGCGATATTGATAGAGGGGTGTCGGGGCGTGGAGGAAACAATGGAAGAGACGGGGCTGTCGCGGTGGGTCGTAGACCGCGCCCTGGAGAAGCTGGTCAGCGATGGCGTGCTCGAAACTCGCGACCGTTTCTGTCTGCCGGATGAGGCCGGCGAGCCCGGCCGCCCCGTCACCGAATACCACCCGACGGACACGCCGCGGGGCGAGGTCTTCACCCACATCCTCGACCGCTCGCGCGACGACCATCTGCTCTGAAACCTTTCCGCAAAATAAATGCCGCCTCCTGGCTTACCTTTAGGCCGTGGAAATCTGGGAGAGAGTTATAGAGAGGTTCGGCCTGCCGCTCGCCGGCCTCATCGGCCTGGTCTGGTTTTTTAACCGCACGCTCTGGCCGTTCCTCAAGGAAAGAATCGCCGCCGCCGAGAAGGCGCTCTCCGACCAAGTGACCGAGGCGCGCGAGGCACGCAGGGAAGACCAGAAGGAATTTCTTGCGGCGTTGGCGCGGCGCGACCAGAAGATGGAAGAGCAGACCGACGCCCTCCGGCAGTTGACGCAGAAAATCGACGAGCAGAAAGGGCCACGCTCACATGGCAGATAACATCTTCAACTTCTGGTTTCTCGTAACGGTGTCCGACGCGATAGGCGCCGTGCTCGCCGCCGTCCTCCTGTATCGCCTGGGCACGCGTTTCGGCCGCTCCCTCGGCATCTTCGCCGCCGCCATCGCTTTCGAGGCCGTCGTCGCCGGAGCTTCGCTCGTCCTGTTCTTCCCCAACGAGGCCACGGTCGCCCCCTGGTTCGCTATCACGCGCGTCATAGGGCGCGGGGTTAAGGCCGCGGCAGTTTGGATGCTTGCGCTCTGGCTGCTCAACATCTGTCAGCGTCCACGCGAAGGAATCCACTACACCGTGAGCGCGTCGCGCGCGGAAGGGACGCAGGATGCCGAGCGTTGAAGTCTCAGGCGACGTCCGCGGCCTCGTCACCCTCGACGAGCAGCTAACCTACGCGGCGGCGGTCGCGCTGACGCGGACGGCGAAGGACTCACAGGCCGCCTCCGTCGCGGCCATCAGGCAAACCTTCACCACGCGCGGGGCGTGGTATCAGCCGGGCAGCCGGTTCGGCGTCCGCATCACTCCCGCGACTAAGGCTCGGCTTGAGGCCGCCGTGAGAACGGCCGCCGACTGGCTCGTCCCGCACGAGACCGGCGAGGACAAGGTGGCGGGCGGAGGGGGGCTGCTCGCCGTCCCCCTCGTCGGTCGCGGGCGGCCTCGGCCAAGCAGGGGCGCGAAGGTCAGGGCGGACTTAAAGCCCCGCGCCCTCGCCGGCAGGAGCGTCGTCATCAATACGAGTCGCGGCCCCGTGCTCTTCGCCCGACAGGATAGGCGGCTGGTCGCCTTCTACGGTTTGGAGAGGCGGGCGCGGATTAGGAAGCGTTCGACGGTCATCGAGCCGACGGTTCGGACGTTCGGCAGGAACTTCGGCGGGCGGCTGGCCGAAGCCCTCGCGGAAGCTCTTCGGACGGCCGAATGAGATTCGGGGAGTCACATGGCTAAAGGGGGCAAAAAGGGAGAGCTACTGAATACGTCTCAGCTCGCCAGGCGGGCGGGGCTCGACCGCGCGACCGTCAAGTCGAAGCTCGAAACTAAGGGGGTGCGGCCGCAGGAAGAGAAGGCTAACAGAAAGCTCTACGACGCCGACGAAGCCCTGAATGCGCTAACGGGTGACGGCACGACGGGGCTACGGAAGGCGCAGACGATGAAGGTGGCGGTCGAGGCCGCCCGCGCCAAAATAAAGCTCGACAAGGAGCAGGGCGACGTGGTTCCGCTCGCGGACGCCCGCTCTGATTTGCAGGAGGTGGTAAAGCGCATCCACCAGCATTTCACCGTGACGAGCCCGTCGGTGCTCGCGCCGCAACTCCGCGGGCGCAACGTCTCTCAGATAGAAAGGGCAATCAGGGAGAACGCAGAGCAGTTTTTCCGCGACCTCCGCGCCGAGTTCGAGACCTACCTGCATGAAGACTAGGGTCATTGCCGAGGCCGTCGTCGGGGCCATCCCCGACACCGACCTGACCGTCTCCGGGTGGGCGGCCAAGCACAGGCGCATTTCGGAGCTGGCGAACCTGCCCGGCCCGTGGCGCAACGAGGTCACGCCCTACCTCGTCGAGCCGATGGACTGCCTCGGCCTGCCCGGCGTCTACGAGATCATCTTCGTGGCCTCGGCGCAAATCGGCAAGACCGAGTTTTGTAACAACGGCGTCGGCTACTTCATGCACCACGACCCGAGCCCGATTCTCTACGTGGCGGAGACCGACAAGAAGGCGGAGGCGTGGTCTAAGGAAAAGCTCGCGCCGATGATTCGCGCCACGCCCGCGCTGCGGTCTTTGGTCAGGGATAAGCGCGAGCGCGACTCCGGAAACACCATCGAGGGCAAGTCCTTCCCCGGCGGCTTCCTCGCCATCGGCTACGCGACGAGCGCCGAGACGCTTTCCTCGCGCTCTTCCCGCGTGGCCTTCCTCGACGAGCGCGACGCCTACAAGCGGACGAAGGAGGGCGACCCGGCGGCGCTCGCGGAGAAGCGCACCATCACCTTCAGGGAGCGGCGGAAGGTCGTCAAAGTGTCGAGCCCGCGCGAGCGGCTGGAGCCTCCGCCGGGCGCCCCGCCCGACGCCCCGAAGTTCTCGCCTATCGAGTGGGAGTATGAGCAGTCGGACAGGCGCAAGTATTGGGTTCCGTGCCCGCACTGCGGCGAGTATCAGGTCTTAACCTGGAAGAACGGGTTGGGCGATTACTGTATCAAGTGGGACGGCGACGACGTGGCAAACGCCTACTACGTCTGTCAAGTCTCAGGCTGCGTCATCGAGCACGAGCACAAGACGGATATGCTCGCGCGCGGCGAGTGGCGCGCGGAGAAGCCCTTCGCCGGCCGCGCCGGCTTCTGGATTTGGGAGACTTACTCCCCGTTCGTCACCTGGGGCGAGATCATCGCCAACTTTCTCAGGGCGAAGGGCGACGCGGAGCAGTTGAAGGTCTTCGTCAACACCACGCTCGCGCAGGGGTGGGAAGAGTTCCAGGGCGGCATCGAGGTGACAGACCTGGAAGAGCGGCGCGAGCCCTATAACGTCCTGCTCCCCGACGGCGTGCTCGCCATCACGGCCGCCGCCGACGTGCAGCACAACCGGCTCGAATATGAAATTGTCGGTTGGGGCATGGACTACGAGAGTTGGTCTCTGGACTACGGCGTCATCCCCGGCGACCCGTCGCAGGCGGAAGTCTGGGAGGCGCTGAAGCTCGCGCTGACGCACACCTTCGAGTACGAGACCCCCTTCGCGGGCGTCGACCAGGAAGACGACGAGACGGGCGCGAGTGAAGTCCTACAGATGCGCGTCATGGCGGCGTGTATAGACTCCGGCGGCCACCACTCCGAAGAGGTGTATAGATTTTGCCGCGCGAACGCCGCCCGCCGCTTCTTCGCCGTGAAGGGAGCGAACGTGCCCGGCAAGCCGCTCGTCTCTCAGCCCTCTTTGCTCAAGAAGGCCGGCGGGTTCGTGCGCCTCTACACCGTCGGAACCGAGACGGCGAAAGACACGTTCGCCAAACGGCTCGCCGTCCAGGAGGCGGGGCCGGGCTTCTGTCACTTCCCCGTCGAGTTCGAGCGGGACGGCCGCACCTACTACGGCGCGGACTACTTCAAGCAGTTGCGCTCCGAACAGGCGGTTATGAAGCGCACGAAGCGCGGGACGGCGCGCGTCTGGGAGAAGATAAGACCCCACTGGCGAAACGAGGCGTTAGACCTGCGCGTCTACAACATGGCCGCCCTCGCCATCCTCAACCTCGACTTTGAACGCCTCGCCGCGCGCCGACTCGCCGGGAAGCCCGCGCCGCTGCCGCCGGCCGACGACCCCAAGAGGAAATCAATAATCCGCAGCACGGGCCGGGGGTTCGTCCCGCCCTTCTCGCGCGGCGGGTTCGGAAGGAGATTTTAGGTGAATAACTACGAGCCGAGAGAGATAACGCCCGGCGGAACGCTCGAATGGTCGAAGCCGTTCGCCGACCACAGCCCGGCCGACGGGTGGGCGCTGACCTACTACTTCCGCAACGCCTCGGGGACGGGCTTCGACGTGGCGGCCACGGCGGACGGCGGCTCGTGGAAGGTGTCCCTGGCCGTGCCCGCGAACGTCGGGGCGGGTCGGATAGATTGGGAGGCGTGGGTCAAGAAGGGCAGCGACGAACGCCTCGCCGACGCGGGGAGCGCGACCGTCAGGCCGAGCCTTAAGGCGCTCGCCGCCGACGCCGTCGCCGACAGCCGCACGCAGGCGGAGAAAGACCTCGACGCGGTGCGCGCGGCGCTCGCGCCGGCCACTTCGACGGGAGTGCAGGAGTACGAGATTGGCGGCGTCGGGACGAACCGCCGCATACGCTACTTCGGGAAGTCGGAACTGCTCGCGCTGGAGACGAGTCTCGCGCAGCGGGTGAACGCCGAGAGGCGGAAGGCCGCCCGCGGGAACGGCGCGCCCTACTTCAAGAATATCTACCAGAGGTGAGCCATGGGACTGAATCTTTTAAACCTTGAACTCCCCCCGATGTCGGCCGTCGTCGCGGAGCGCAGGCGCACGGCCGCCGCGGCTCAGTCGGAGCGGCGCATCTCGGAGGGTCAACGTGAGATGGCGCGCGTCCGACAGATGGCGCGCGTCTATACCTCCGCGCGCCAGTACGCCGCCGCCGCGGTCGACCGCTTCTCGTCCGACTGGTCGGTGGCGTCTACGACCTACCAGGCCGAGATTTACCGCCACCTGCGCTCCTTGCGTGCGCGCAGCCGCGACATGGCGAGGAACAATCCCCACATGAAGAGGTTTCTGGGGATGGTGCGCCGGAATGTCGTCGGCCCCGGCGGCATTAAGCTACAGGTGCGCGTCAAGAGGGGGAACGAGCTGGACGAGCTGCTCAACAACAAGGTGGAGACGAAGTTCAAGGAGTGGGGGCTGCCGGACACCTACTCGGCCTCGGGTAAATACTCCTGGACGGACGCTCAGGGGATGGCGATCGGCACGATGGCGCGCGACGGGGAATTCCTCTGCCGCTTCATCGAGGCGGATAACGCCTTCGGCTTCTCGCTCAAGTTCTACGACCCCGCATACCTGGACGAGACATTTAACGAAGACCTCAAGAACGGCAACCGCGTCGTGATGAGCGTCGAGGTAGACCGCCACGACCGGCCCGTCGCCTACTACTTCACCACGCCGAGGCACGACGTGGCTCCTTACGCACGCGAGAGCATGGAGCGGGTGAGAGTCCCGGCCGCCGAGGTCGTCCACTGCTTCCTGCCGTTCGAGGACGACGGCCAGATCAGGGGCGTGCCGTGGGCGCACGCGGCCATGTATAGCCTGCGCAAGCTCGGGCAGTTCGAGGAGGCCGCGCTCATTAACGCCCACATCGCGGCGTGCAGTATGGGCTTCGTCATCCCGCCAAAGAACGAGGAGGGCGCGGGTGTCCCCGTAGAAGAGGGGGGCGCGCAGATAGAGGCCGACTATAAGCCGGGCATCATGCAGGAACTACCGCCCGGCTATGACGTGAAGACGATTGACGCGGCGCACCCCAACAACGACTTCGACTCCTTCACCTCGACGGTGCTGCGCGGCGCGGCCTGCGGCCTCGACGTGTCTTACTTCGCGCTGGCCGGAGACCTTGAGGCCGTCAACTACTCGTCGGCGCGCGTCGGCCTGCTCGACGACCGCGACAACTACCGCGGCCTTCAAAACTTCCTCATTAACCACTTCTGCCTGCGCGTCTACCGGCACTTCCTCAAGCGCGGGATTCTGACGGGGGCACTCAACATCCTGCCCTCGGATTACGACCGCCTGAAGACCCCCGACTTCCAGCCGAGGGGTTGGGATTGGGTTGACCCGCTTAAGGACGTGGCGGCGAGCGTCGAGGCCATCAACAACGGCCTGGACACCCGCTCGCGGGTCATCGCCGAGCGGGGCGGAGACTTCGAGGAGGTCGTGCGCAGGCTCGCCGAAGAGCAGGAGTTTTTACAAAAGCACGGCGTCGTCACGAAGAGCGGCGAGCTACAGGTGCTCGCCTCGATCGCCGCCGCGAGCGACGACCGGCGCGGGTGAAACCTTTATACAAAATAATCCCTCGGACGCGTGCCATAGTGCCGCCCGGGGTCAGACCCCGGCGAAGCTATGGCACGCACCTCAGAAGACGTCAACAAGCTACTCGGCCAGCCGCTCAAGCACTCGTTCCCGCTGGAGGAAGGCGAGAGCAGGGCGGCGGCCGTCGGCTCGGCCTCTCTCGACGAAGAGGCGCGCAGCGTCTCTCTCGTCCTGACGACCGACCGACCTATATTCCACGGCTTCGCCTACATCAAGCTTGACCACTCGCCTGAGTGCATCAAGCTCGACCGCCTGAGAACTGCCGCGCCCTTCCTCGAAAACCACGACCCCGACCGCCGCATCGGCCGCCTGCGCGACCCGGAGACGGACGGGCAAGTCCTGCGCGTTCGCGCCCGCTTCAATAACCGCCCGCTCGGTGAAGAGATTTTCCAGGAGGTCAAAGACGACCTCGCCGCGGGCGACTACACGCCGACCAGCAGCGTCTTCATCGTCCACAAGTTCGCGCCGAAGTCCGAGGGCGAGATTGACGGGTACCCCGTCTACCGCGCCGTCCTGTGGGAGCCGATTGAAGGGTCTGTCGTCTCCGCGGCCGCCGACATCGCCGCCGGCATCGGGCGCACGGCGGAGGCCGCCGAGAGGGCGCACGACCCCGAGAGTTGCGCGACGGAAGGCTGCCCGGAGTGCGCGGCCGACGCCGCAGAGACGGAAGGGCGACAAGCCCCGATTGAGCCGGCGACCGCCGAGGCGCGCGCCGCGAGTATCACCCCGAAGGAGAGAGCCATGGAAGAGAGAGACGAGATTTTGAAGCTCGGCGAGATGCTCGGGCAGGTGGACCTGGCGCGGAGCTACATCGCCAACGACAAAACGCTGGTCGAGTTCAAGGAGGCCGCGCGCGCCGCCCTGAATAAGAACCAGCCCGTCGTCGAGCCGGGGCAGCAGTCCGTAGACCTGACGCCCGACGAGAAGCAGCGTTACTCGATGGCGCGCGCCATCCTCTCGGCGCTCGACGGCGAGAACTCTTTCGAGCGTGAGGTCTCCGAGCAGATCAGCAAGAGAATCGGCAGGAAGCCCCGCAACGACCGCTCCATCTTCGTGCCGACCGGCGTCACGCTCTACGGCGGCCCCGAGTTCAAGCGCACGCCGCTGACCACGGGCGGCTCGGCCACGGGCGCGGACATCCTTTTCGTCGAGCCGGGTTCGTTCATCGAGATGCTGCGCGCCCGCGCGAAGGTCTTCCAGTTGGGCGCGACCTTGCTCCCCGGTCTAACGGGCAACGTCGCGTTCCCGAAGCAGACCGGCGCGGGGACGCTCTACTGGATGGGCGAGAACCCCGGCTCGGACGTCACCGAGTCGAACATCAGCCTCGACCAGGTGGTGCTCTCGCCCAACACGGCGATGGCGCAGCAGGGCTACTCCCGCCAGCTCCTTCGCCAGTCCGGCGGCGTGGTCGATCAGCTCGTCACCAACGACCTCCGCCGCACGGCCGCGCTCGGCATAGACCGCGCGGTCGTCCACGGCGCGGGCGGCGACGAGCCGACCGGCATCTACATCGCCTCGGGCGTCAACGCCGTGCCCTTCGGCGGCGGCATCACCTACCCGAAGGTCGTCCAGATGGAGACCGAGGTGGCGATGGACGACGCCGACATCGGGGAGATGGCCTACCTGACGACGCCGGGCGTGCGCGGCGCGGCGAAGACCACTCAGAAGTTCAGCGGCACGAACGGTCAGGCCATCTGGGACGATAACGAGATGAACGGCTACCGCGCCGAGGCTTCAACGCAGGTGCGCTCCAACATGGGCGGCGGCACGAACGAGCACGGCATCGTCTTCGGCGTGTGGCCGCAGGTCATCGTCGGCGAGTGGGGCGCGATGGAAATCCTGACTGACCCCTACACGCTCGCCGGCCGCGGCCTCATCCGCCTGGTGCTCTTCCTGATGGCCGACGTGGCGCTCCGCTACCCCGAAGCGTTCAGCAAGGGCACGGGTCTGACCACGAGCTAAGGCCGATGGGGTTTCTCGAAACAAGAGTTGAAGAGTTATTGAGCGCCGCGGGTGCGACGCAAGGAGAGAGCAAGATGGCTTTGAGCACGAAAGACAACGAAGACCCGAAGCGCCGGCTGGTTAAGGTCAGGTTCCTGCGCAACACCTGCGACGACGGCGTGGACTACGGCCCCGACTACCCCAGGAAGGTGGCGACCGTGCCCTTCAACCGCGCGCAGGGCTACATCACGACGGGGCGTGCCGAGGCGGCCGGCGACGACGACGAGTTGAAGGAGATCGAAGAGGCCGCGCGCGCCGCCGGCAATCTCCCCGAGGACAAGAAGAAAAAGTAAGCCGTGGGACTCGCCGACGACCTGACACCTTTCTTCAACCTCGACGAGCACGCCGTCGAGGCGGCCATCCAGACGCCCCAGGGCGTCGCCGTGAGGACGATAAAAGTCATTCTCTCGGTTCCGGTCGGAGAGGTGCAGGTCGGGGCGGGAGAGGTCGCGCACCTTCAACCGACTTTCCAGTGTCCGACCGCCGAGCTTGCCGGGGTGAAGAAAGACTACAAGGCCGTTATCGCCGGCACCACTTACGCCGTGGTCAGGCGTGAGAACGACGGGACGGGGCTTTCGACGGTGTGGCTGACAAAAGTAAATGCCGGGTAGACGCCAGCTAATCATAGACGCCATCAAGGCGCGTCTCGCCGGCATCACGACGGCCGACGGCTACCAGACCGACATCGGCCTGAAGCAGACCGAATGGAACCCCGGCCCGAAGGGCGCAGACCCCGAGGCCGACGAGTTGCCCGGTCACGACATCCGAGACGAAACCGAGCGGACGGTAGTCGAGAACAAGAACGCAGGGGTCTACGAGAGGCAGCTTGAGGTCGTCGTCATCGCCGAACTCAGAGAGCCCGGGCCGGGCGCGACGCTCGCGCGGAAGGCTCTTGAGGATTTGATTAAGGCGGTGGCGGTTGACCCGACGTGGGGGGGCTTGGCGCGGCGCACGCTGCCCGCCGAAGACGACATTAACGTGGACGAGTTGGGGCAGCAGATAAGCGCGGCCCGGCTCATGTTTACGGTCGAGTACAGCCGCCGCCCGTGGGAGGCGTGATAACCAAAGAGGTGACGAGATGCCGCAGATCATACCGGACAGCATAAAGTCCAACTACTTCTCGGGTCAGGGAGACGTGCTCATCGCCAAGCGCAGCTCCGCGGGTGTCCCCGGCGCTTTCTGGCTCATCGGCAACGCCCCGAGGTTTGAGGTCAAGCCGACGATGGAGCGGCGCGAGCACCGGGAGTCGCGTTCGGGCAACCGCCTCGTGGATAAGACTCAGACGACGACGAAGGGCGGCACGCTCGACCTGACGTTCGAGGACATTCGCAAGGACAACCTCGCGCTCCTGCTCTCGGGCAAGAAGGTGACGCTGGCCTCGGGCAGCTACACGGCGGGCTCTCCCGACGCTTTCCCGTCGGGGCTCGTCGTCGGCTCCATCGTCAAGCTCACGCGCCCGAACGCCTCCTCCATCGTCATCAAAGATTCGGCCGGCACGCCGGCGACGCTCACGCTCGGCACGCACTACCGGGTACTGGACGTCAAGCACGGGCTCGTCGAGATTCTGAGCCTCGGCGCGTTCGTGCAGCCCTTCAAGGCAGAGTACAGCTACACGCAGACCGACATCGTGACGCAGTTCGAGGCGAACGACGACGACGAATACTGGGTCTACTTCGCCGGGGTCAACACCGAGGGCAGCCCCGACCAGCAGATCGGCATGGACTTGTATCGCGTCGTCTTCAACGCGGCCGAACTCATCGCCCTCATCAACGAAGAGCAGGGGAGTTTCGACATCTCGGCACGCATCCTGCGCGACGAGGTGAAGGCGACGGACGCCAACTTCGGCGGCTTCGCGCGCTGGCTCTACATAGACGCCAACGCCTAACAGGGAGTGAGTAATGACGAAGAAAGCAACGACCAGCACTAAGAAGTCGGCGGGCGAAGCCGCCGACGCGCACGAGGCCGAAGCGCCCGCCGCGCGCGTCGTCAAGTACGTGGTCAACCGCCCGTACAGCGCGGGCGAGGCTCCCGACATTGTGGACGCGGAGGTCACGCACGAGTACGAGGGCGAGGAAGACCTGCTCCGCCTTCGCCTCGTCAACCCGCCGCGCGGCGTCGAGGACGACGTTAAGCGCGTGCGCCGCTCCGACCGCCGCGAGGTCGGGACGTGGTTTGAGCCCGCCGCGCCCGGGGAGCTTGCCGAAGAGGTGGCTGAATAATGGCGACCGCCGTACAGCCGGACGCCGCCGCCGAACTCGCGCGGGCTCTCGGGCAGGTGAGTGAGACGGTCACCGTCACCGTGGGCGGCAAGCCCCGCGAGGTGACGGTGACGCCGCTCCGCCTCCGCCAGTTCGCCCGCGTCCTGAAGTCCTTCCAGCGCCTCCGCGACGCCGGCCTCGTCGAGACCGAAGCCCTGAAGGACATCGCGGCCGGCGACGACGGCAAGGAGGCGGCCGGGCGACTCGACTTCCTCAAGATGTTTCTCGACGGCGGCGAGGAAATCGTCAACGTCCTGACCATCGCCGTCGAGGGGAAGATGAAGGCCGAGCACGTCGACGCCCTCGACCTCGCCGACGGCGCGCGCCTCGCCTCGGCGGTCTTCGGGGTGAACCTGGATTTTTTTTACCAGAATCGGGAGACGATCCAGGAGGCGCTCGCGCCCGCGCTCAAGGCCGTCAAAAGGGTGGCGGACGAGGGCGTGGGGACGCTTGGGCTGCCACCATCGACAGACTCCGGGGAGTCGGATACTCCCTAGACGAAATCCAGAATTTCACCCTCGCCCAGATACGGCTCTTCTCGGCGTCCGCGTCGCGCCGTATGCACGAAGACGCCGCCATGCTGCTTTACCTCGTCAGGCTGGGCGCGTGGGGCAAGGGTGAAGACGTAGAGAAGTTGACGCGGGCGCTCACCTCCTGAGCCGCCCGCGTCCGCTCATCCCTTCCGATGGCACGCACACAGCAAGACATTCTCGTGAAGATCAAAGTCCTTCTTGAAGGGCTCGGGAATGTGCGCGCTCTCGCGGGCCACGTTAAAGACCTCAACGCGGGCGGAGGGCAGACGGCGGCGCTCGCCGGCAACATAGACCGACTCGCGGGGGCCGTCGACCGGCTCGCCGACGCGTCGGCGAAGACCTCGAAGAGCCGCGGCGGCTTCGTTAGTTTCCTCGTCGGCGTCTCGGCCGTCGTCTCCACCCTCGCCAACATCCCCCAAGCCTTCCAGGGCGTCGGCAAGCTGCTCGACCTCGTGGACGGGTTAGAGGGCGCTCTCGACGGCCTCTTCGGGAAGGTCTCAGGGCTATTCCAGCGCGTGGGCGCTTCCGTGTCGAGCGCCCTGTCGTCCGTCGGCTCGTCTCTCTCGGGGCTCGTCGGCGGCGCCGGAGGGGGCGCAGGCGCGGCGCTCGCCGGCCTCGGCGGGGCGCTGGCCGGGCTCGCGCCCGTCGCGCTCGCGGTCGGGGCCGCGCTGGCCGTAGTCGTTGGGGTGTTGGCGGCGGCGGCGGCCGGCTTCCTCTCGCTCGCCGCGTCGGTCGGGGTCGGGGCCGTCGCGCTCTCCTTCATCGCGCAGCGCGGGCTTGAGGTTCAACGCTCGCTTGAGCAGGTGCGGCTCGGCATCGCGGCAATCGTCACCTCTCTGGCCGACGTGAAGGTGGACGGCCTGCCCGTCGAAGGCGCGGAGAAGTTCCGCGCGGCGATGGCCGTCTCCGCCGATCAGTTGAAGAAACTCCAGGTGGACGCCGTGAATACGGTCGCCACCTTCGAGCAGATTGCCCCCGCGTTTCAGACCGCCATCGGGCCGGGGCTCGCGGCCAAGCTCACGCTCGACGAGATAAGAGGCATCACGGTCAAGGTCGTGCAGGCGGCCTCCGCCATCGGACTGCCGCTCAACCAGGTCAGTCAGGAAGTCCGCGCCATCCTCGAAGGCACGATTAACGAGGACGCCCGTCTCGCCAAAGTGCTCGGCATCTCCAACGAGATGGTGAAGTCGTGGAAGCAGCAGGGGAAGCTCGCCGAAGAGTTGAACAAGCGCCTCGCGGGCTTCGCGGTCGCGGGCGTCGAGGCCGCCGACACGATGGACGGCCTGACCTCGAATCTGCAAGAGGCTTTGAACGTCTTCTCGGCCGAGGCCACGGGGCGAGCCTTCGGCGCGCTCAAGGGCGAGTTCAAGCGGCTCCTGCCGCAGCTCTTCGACTTCAAGAGCGCGGGCATCTCGGCGCAGTTCAAGGGACTGACCACGCTGGCCGACGAGGTGCTGGTCAGGGTCGTGCGCATCGGCGGCCAGGTAGCGCAGAACATCGTCTCGGGGCTGCGTCAGGCGTCGGCGTTCGTCCAACAGAACCGCGGCCAGATTAACGGCATACTCAATCAGGTGGAGACGATGGTGGGCCTGCTCATTCGGGCGGTGGGGGTCGTCGCGCAAATCGCCACCTCGTCCGCGACGTGGGGCAGCACCCTCTCGGTAGTGCAGACCGTGCTCGGCCTGATTAACGTCATCCTCGCGCTCGTCCTAGACCAGTTCCGGCAGATGGCTCCTTACCTTCAGCTCGCCATCCTCGCCGCGAATCTGCTCCTTGCCTCGCAGCCCGCCCTCGCCGCGGCCGCGCGGGTCGGCGCCGGCGGGGCGAGCGGCCAGGAGCAGACCGGGCTCAGTTCTGTGCGGCTCAACCCGGACGGGAGCCTCAAAGGCGGGATTGATGTCGTGGGCGCCGCGCGCGCGGCCGGGGGCGGCGGAGGGAAGGGCGGCGGAGGCCGGCAGAGTCAGGTCAGGGAACTTACGCAGAGGCTCGAAGAGGCACGGATTGACACGGCTCTCGCGCGCTTCCAGGCCAAAGCGGAGCGCATCAAGCAGGACATAGAGGCGAGCGTGCAGGCGGTGCGCGACGGCCTCGAAGACTCCATCCTCTCAATCGGCGACGCCTTCCGCCTTGAGGCCGCGCTCGCGGACAAGTACCTCGCCGCGGAGAAAGAGCGACTACAGGGGGAGATTGACGCGGCGAAGGCGAGACGCGACCTCGCCGTCAAGGGGCTCGACCCCAAGCTCACCTCGGAGGAAAGACGGCTCGCCATTGCCGCCGAGGACGAAAAGCTCACCGAGCAGACCGTCCGGCTCGAAGCCGAGCGCGACAGGCTCACGCAGGAGACCCTTAACAAGAAGAACGCTATCGTCCGCGCGGAGGCGCTGGCGCGCGAAGAGCTGGCGCGGTCTATCGCCGACATCGAAACTCAACTCGGCGACCTCTCGCCCTCCTCGCAGACGCGCATTGACGCGCTGGCCGCCGGCATCGAAGACCGCTTCAGGGAAGTCCGAGAGAAGCTGGAGGCGGAAGTCCGCGCGGGCAGTAAGACGGCCGAGGAAGCCCTGGAGAACCTTAAGAGGCTCATCGGCGGCCTCTCCGACCGCGCGAAGTTCGACGTGCTCGCCGGGGGCGCGGGCGACAAGCTAAACGAGCTGCGCGACCTTCAGGAGCTGCTCGACATCGGCGTCTCTCAGGGCACCATCAAGAGCAGGGACGCCGCGAAGCGCCGGCTTGAGTTGGAGCGTGAGTATAAGCGCGCTCTGCTCGACACCATCGCGGGGCTCGCGGAGATTGCCCGCCGGACGGGCGACCCGGAACTCGCCGCGCGGGTGCGTGAATTACAGATAGAGTGGGCGAAGCTCGGCCACGTCATCGACGAGACGGCCAAGCGCATCGACGACACGCTCAGGAGCGGCTTAGAAGACACGCTCGTCAGCATCATCACGCGCACCGAGACTGTCGGCGAAGCCTTCCGCAAGCTGGCTCAGACCATCCTCGCCGAGATAGCCCGCATCGTCGCCGCCAACCTCGTCGAGAAAATCTTCGGCGGCCTGCTCAACACGGGCGGCGGCAACTCCATCGGGGGAATCCTGTCAGGGGCTCTAGGGGGTGGCACGAAGCCGTCGAGTAACCCGAAAGCGCCGGGGAGCGGTATTGAGCAAGTCCCGCTCCTGATAAAGAACCTCGGCTCAAACATCAGGGGCGTCGAGACGCGGGCGGGTAGCACCGTTACAGAACTACAACGCGGCTTCGGTCAAGTCGGGGCAATGTTCAATCAATTGCTCTCCTTCCTCCCGAGCCTACTTCCCGCGACGCCGTCCTTTTTGAGCGGCTTGATTAACGCCGCCGTGGGCGCGTTCGCCGGGGAATTGGGCGGGGCACTCGCCCAGCGTGCGGGCGACGCTGACGAGGGTCCGTCACAGTCCAGACCGACGACGCGGCCGGTGCTAAAGCGACGGGACGGCGGGTTCATCCGAGGAGCGGGGACGGGCACGAGCGACTCCATCCTCGCGCGCCTGTCGAACGGCGAGTATGTAATCAGAGAGTGGGCCGTGCGGATGGTCGGGCCCGAAGTGCTCGACATCATCAACAGATTTGGGCGTGTGCCTATGGTAGACGCGCCGGCCTTCGCGTTAGGCGGGCCGGTAGGGTTTACGCTGTCCAACGTCGAGGCTCCCGACCCGTCACAGTTCGGGCTGAGCGAAGTTATCGCGCCGCGCGTGGAGAACCACTTCCACGGGGTCAAGGATATGGCTTCATTCAAGCAGAGCGAGCAGGCCATCAAGCGCGACCTGTCGCGCGCGACTATGGACGGCATCCGCCGCGCCAAGAGTCGGCCGAGGTAGCTACATGGCATTTCACGAAATAGTCTTCCCCCTGAGCGTCGACCGCTGCCTCTCCGCGCACGAGTGGCTCACGACCATCATCGAGCTGGGCGACCAGTCGGAGCAGAGAATCCCGCAGGGCACGGACGGGCGGCGGAAGTTCAACGCGTCTCTGGGTGTCCGTTCTCTTGTGGACTTAAAGGCGCTTCTCAAATTCCACGCCCTGCGCCACGGCGAGACCTACGGCTTCAAGGTGCGCGACCTCGTTGACTATACGGTCACGCGCGGAACCGAGGGCACGCTCCAGTATGTCTACAACGGCGTCACGGCGAGCTTCCAGTTACAGAAGATTTACTCCGACTCGGCGGCGACGTGGATTCGGGAGATTTATAAGCCCGAGCAGGGGAGCGTCAAGGTCTACCGCAACGGCACGCTCAGAACCGAGGGCACGCACTACAACATCAACTACGCGACGGGGGTTATCACCTTCACGGCCGGCAACATACCTACGGCCGGCAACGTCATCGAGTGGGAGGGGCGCTTCTACGTGCCCGTTCGCTTCACCGTCAAGGAGATACCGGCGGCCGAGTTCGTCGCCACGATGGAAGAGGCGTCGGACGGCTCGGGGTGGGCGGTTAAGTCGGGGACGAGCGACCTGCCCGAGGTGGGCATGGTCGAAGTTCGTGACTACGTTTAGGGTTTCTTAGCTTTGGCTGGCCTGCCGGGCTTACGCTCTTTGACAACCTTTAAGTCTTTCTCGTCTATCATGTGGACGTTTGCGAACTTCTCCGCTGGTAGTTGCCCCGATTGAATCAGAGCGTTGACGCGCCTCACGCTTACGCCCAACCGCTCTGCCGCCTCTCTAGTGGTCAGCTTTCCCATGCCCACCTTATAGCAGAAAAACTATACCAGCGCAAGAATAATTTAGTTGACAAACTATGCTTGCGCTGGTATAGTTTTCTACATGACAACCGCAGCAGCCGACGCCGAATACAAAAGCAACATCGGGCATGACTTCTCACTCGCGGACGCCTACGACCCCGAGTACTTGGACGAAGAGACGGAAGAGGGCGAGACGGCGGCGCGGCAGGAATTGAACCGGCGCATGAGCGATTGGTTCGGTATGTAAAACGGAAGCGAGCGGCGCGGTCGGAACCCCCGCCGCTCGCACAACACTCCACTCCAAAATCTTAGAAGGGAAAGCCAGATGCCTAAGATTAACACAAAGCAATCACAGTTGCAGCAACGTCTCGCGGAGTGCGAGCGCGGGGCGCGACTCATCAAGGGGCTCTTTGAAGCGGGCGACGATATACCCGACTTCATCACGGACGCGGTGATGGACGCGCTCGACGCGGCGGCCGGGTTCACGGGGGTTGAGCATTTCGGTGAGACGGACTTCAACATGGACGGCCTCGCCAGCTTGCTCCTCGTCACACGCAACTTCGACCTGCGCCACTCGCACGAAGGTTTAGCCTTCCACGTCGCGGCCGTGCTAAATAACCCGAAGGTGCCCACGGACATCTACAACACCTTGAGCGAGGGCGTCTCTGACCTTATCTCCGGCCCCGTTTCGGATTCGGCGCTGTCAATCGCGTTACACCTGCGGGCGCACGAAGCGAGAGAGGGGGCGAAGGTCGTCTAGTGACAGGCCGCGCGGCGTCCCTCACGCGCCGCACCTTATAAGGTTATATGACAAACGAGACTAAAGTCTGTTCCAAGTGCGGTGAGGCCAAACCCCTTAATGCTTTTTATACCTACAAGAGTGGCAAGCGTGAGCGTGCATGTAAGTTATGCAGAAGAAATCCCCGCAAGCCTTGCCCGAAGTGCGGCGGAATCGAGAAGTTTAAGAACGGAGCATGTAAGCCCTGCGCCGAAGCCCCGGACGCGTACCGGCGACGGCGGCTCGAAACGGAGCGGCGTTATAACAATAGCGAGAAGGGAGTCCGCAACGGGCGCGACAGGCGGCTCCGGTACTACTTCGGAATCACGCTTGCCGACTATGAAAGGATGTTTGAGGAACAAGGCGGCGTCTGCGCCATTTGTCGCAATCCAGAGGCTTCAAAGAAAATTTGTCTGAGCGTAGACCATGACCATGCGACAGGGAAAGTTCGCGGCCTTCTCTGTATGAGGTGTAACACCGCGATTGAACGGATTGACAACGTGCCCGACTTTCTAAAAAACGCAGCGACTTACCTTGAAGTGAAGGACATAACCTGATGCCCGAGACCGTCATCAACTACGTCGGACCCTACACCTCGGCGAGCCTTATAACCCACATCGGGACGGCGACGCCGACGACGGCCGTCTGCTGGAAGCTCAAACCCGACCCGGCCAGCCCCCTCTACGCTTCGGGGCTTGAGGTGCGCGCGACCTCGCACGACCGCCCGCTCGTCCTTCCCGGCCACGGCTCCGCGCCCTTCCTGCCGGGCGTCGCCGGCCTCCCCTCGACGATTGACACCGAGAGCGGCCACGAGTCCCCCGGCCTCCAGTATGCGACCGTCTTCAACTCGGCCGGCATCACGCGCGAATCGCTGGCGGCCGGCGACTGGGTGAAGGCTCGCGTCGAGATTTACACCGTGAACGTCGCCGCCTTGAACATGGGGCAGCTCGTCGAGTTCGCCGGCTTCTTAGGCAAAGCGGACGAAGAGGGCGAGGTGTGGACGGCGGAAGCGCGTCCACTGACGGCGGTAGCCCAGGCGCAGGTCGGGAGGCTTACGTCCGCGCGCTGCACCGTCAGGCGGCTCGGCGATGCGCGCTGTAAGGTCAACCTAAACGCCCCCGCCGTCGGAGACGGCGGTGCCATCCTCGTAAACGGCACTCTGACGCAGGTCGTGAGCGTGACGCGCGTCCGGGCGGCCGCCCTGACCCAGACCGGCAATTACTTCGAGCTTATCAAGTTCACCTCGGGGCCGCTCTCGGGAAGGGAATACGAAGTCAGGGAGTACGACCCGACGAATAAAGAGTTCATCCTCCGCGACCCGATGCACCTGCTGCCGGCGGTCGGCAACACCTTCACCGCGACGAGGCGGTGTAACCGCGACCCGGCCGACTGCGTGCGCATCTACGCCAACATCATCAACAACCGGGGCTATCGCTTTATTACCAACGTCGAGCACGTCGGCAAGATTCAGAGGGCATCATGATTACCGAATTAACGTCTATCGGCTATATCCCGCCTGACCCTGCGACCCTCACCCGCGACGACGTGGTAAGGGTCGCGCGCACGCTCCTCGGCGTGCCGTTCAGGCACCAGGGCTCGTACCCGGAGACCGGCCTCGACTGCCGCGGCGTCATCGAATACATCGCTTTCGTGCTGTGGGCGCGACCCGTGCCACCGCGCGAGTATCAGCGCAAGCCCTCGGGCGTCGAGTTCCTTGAGAAGATGCGCGCCGAGATGGTGGAGATAGACCCGGCCGAGGCGGGGCACGGCGACGCCGTTCTAATTCACTTCCCGCGAGACACCGAGGCGCGGCACGGCGGGGTGTTAGCCTCCGGGCCCGTGTTCGCCGCCGACCCTTCCGAGTTGATGCTGATACACGCGTGGGAGAGCCGGGGCGAGGGCGCGGTCAGGGAAGAGCCTCTGCGCGGCTGGAAGCTCAAAAACATAGATTACGCCTTCCGCTTCCCCGGGGTCGTTTGACCCTCCGGCGGGAGGTAGTCGGCGTTCCGCGCTTCAACGCACCACGCGCGGCGCAGTGCCCCGGCGGGGGGCTTCTCAGGTGAGGGTCAGGCCGGAGATTTAGGAGAGACGAGTGGCCGCAGCAGTCCCATTACTGATTCAGGTCGGCATCGCCGCCGGTACTTACGTGGCGTCCAGCTTGCTCGCGCCCAAGCCGAAGCTCAACCCCGTGGACAAGGGGCGCTTCGACGACATCCGCGTCACCACGGCGGAAGAGGGCGGCTTCATCCCCCTGTGCTTCGGCAGGCGCGTCCGCCTCGCGGGTAACATCATCTGGGGCACGGTCACGAGGGAGTACGTCTCGCGCGACCCCGGCCGCACCGGGGGAAGGGCGGGAGCCCGCAGCAGCCGACCCCGCCGACGAACACCTACAGCTATAAGAAATCGTTCGCCATCCTCGTCTGCGGGACGCCGGTCAGGTCTTACCGGCGCATCTCGGAGAACTTGGAGACGATTTATAACAACGTCGGCTCGGAGTTGCGCGAGGACTTCTACGAGGCCGAGCATCACGCACTCGCCGGGGGCGCGGTGGTCATCGAAGACGGCGAGTGCTCGGGCGGGCGCGCGGCTCGTCTCGCGGGCTCGGGTCAGTACGTCGAGGTGGACGCCTCGGCGCTCTTCGGCGGCCTTCATACGGTCACCATCTTCTACAAGGCGGTCGCGCCCGCGCAGGTCTATTTGAGCGCGAACGGCGGGGCCGAAACGCTCGTTTCCTTGCCGGCCTCGGGGAGTATCCCCGCGAGCGTGACGGCGACCCTTCAGCTCCGCCGGGGCGCGAACACGGTCAAGTTGCGCGGCGGGTCAGGCACGGGCGACGTTGACCGCATATACGTCTCGGGTACGGGCATCCCGCCCGTAGATTTTACGCCGCCGGAAGGCACCAACCTGATCGACGCGGCCGCGACGTTCCCCGGCGACCCTAACGACCCGCTGCCCTTCTACAACACCGTTCAAGCCTTCGACGTCAACGGCCACTTCGAGGGCCACACGGGAGCCGGGGGGCAGGCTCGCTTTGAACTCTTCGCGGGCGTGGAGACGCAGCCGCAGTCCGCCATCATCGTCGCCGTCGAGGGCGCATCGGAGACGCCCGCCTTCCGCGACGTCTCCTACTTTGTCACCGAGGACTATCTCCTCAAGGAGGGGCAGCTCGGCAACTTCGTCTTCGAGGTAGAGCCCGACATCCAAGACCTCGACGAGACGCTCCTTTATCTCTACACGCTCGACGGGAAGGTGACGGCCGCTGACTGCGACTTCTCCCTGCTCGCGGGGCGTGAGATTCCCGGGCTCGTCATAGACCACCGCGCGCCGCTCTCCGAGACGGTGGCCGCCCTTGAGGCGTGGTTCAACTTCGACATCGTGCCGAGGGGCGGGAAGATAACCGCCATCCCCCGCGGCGGCGCGGTGGCGTCGAGATTCTACGAGAGGGAACTGCGCGCGCACCTCTTCGGCGAGGAGCGCCCGCGCGCGGCCGTGAAGGTCACGCACGAAGACCCCACAGACCTGCCCGGCGCGGTGGACGTCGTCTACCTAGACCCCTCGCCCTCGAAAGACTTCCACAGCGGCAACCAGACCGCTCAGAAGATAGTCGGCTTCTCCTTCGACTACGAGACTCTGACCTTCCCCATCGTGGGTGACGCCGACACGGCGCAGGCGGTCGGGCAGCGATACCTCGACGCGCGCCACCTCGCGGCGAAGCCGGCGGAAATCGTCTGCGGCTTCGGCAAGCGCCACTTTATCCCGACCGACATCGTAGAGGTCGAGCTGGCGGACTCGACGCTCTACACCCACCGGATAGTCACGAAGCAGGCAGACCTTCAGGGGATGGTCAAGTTCGGCGTCGTGCCCGAGCGGGCGTCCGTCTACACGCAGAATGGTGCGGGCGTGACGGGCAGGGGCGGCGACGTGCTGCTCGTCCGGCCGCCGGCTAACACCCTGCTCGTCGTCGCCGACTGCGTCGCCGTGCGGCAGGAAGACCTCGGCCGGCTCATCGCCTACGCCGCCGCCTGCCCGCGCGGAGTGGGCGCGTGGCCGGGCTACCACCTGAACAAGCGTGACCAGAACGGCGAGGTCGAGCGCGTCGGCGGCTTCGAGACGGCGGCGACCATCGGCGTCGTCGAGACGGCCTCGCAGAGCGCGGCTCGCTTCGGCCTGGAGGCCGCGCGCTCCTTCGTGGTGAAGCTCTACCACGGCTCGCTCGAATCCCGAAGCGAATCGGAAGTAAGAGCCGAGCGGGTGAACCTCGCGCTCTACGGCTCGGGCAACCGCTGGGAGGTCATTCAATTCCTGACCGTGACGCCGCAGGTCGCCTCCGCGCCCTACGCCGCGCAGTACCTGGTGACGGGCGTCGCCTCGGGGCTCTACGGCACCGAGGACTCCTCCGACAATCACCAGGCGGGTGACTATTTCGTGCTCTTCGACGGGGCGGTGGCTTCCTTCCCGATGCGCCCGGCCGACATCGGCCGAGCCTTCGACTTCACGGGGCAGACGGCCGGGCAGGCGCTCGGCGACGCGGAGGCCGCGGGCGTCTCGACGCTCACCTTCCAGGGGAACTCCGCAAAGCTGCTCGCGCCTTCGCGCGTGGAACTGGAAGACGGGACGAGCCTCGCGCCCCGCGACGCCGCCGGTAATGTACTCGTGAGTCCGTGGCCGCGCTCGAACTTTGAACACATCGGCGACGAGTATCGGGTCGATTACCTGACCGACGCGGGCGCGGAGATTGCTGGGGCGTTCGAGGTCTTCCGCGAGGGGACGCCGCAGGCGGCGATGCTCGTCTCGAACCTGAGCACGTCGAAGTTTACGGGGGTGACGGCTTCGACTAGGGGCAACAGCTTTTCCGTTTCGAGCGCGCTGACGACGGGGCGCACCCGCTCTCTTCAGAAGATAAGGCAGGCCGATAACTTCGCGGAGGCCAACTTACGCGGCGCGCCCGACGTGACCGTCAAGTTCGGGCTGATGGCGGCGGGTAAAAACTGGCAGGCGGACGCGCTCGATTACTACTTCTCGCTGGGCGTGGGGGGCGGCGGCGTCACGCTCGAAATCTACCAGGGCGTCGCGCTGCTCTATTCGGAAGACGCCACAGCCTATTATTCGGCGGGCAAGCGTTTCCGCTTCCGCCTGCTCGGGAACAAAGTGCAATTCTTCAAAGACTACCAGGACGAGTCGACTCCGCCGCTCGCGGAGTCAATCGTCACGCCGAACTACCCGCTGCTCGTAGTGGCGGAGATAGCCACCGGCTCGGCCGGCGCGGGATACGTCGAGCTGGTCACGATGACCACGAACCCGCTGCCCGCGACCATATTGACCGCGGCGCAGCAAACGGCCTGGTACGGGGGCTTAAAGACATCCGGCGTGCGCGTGAGAATCAGGCAGCACTCGGGGGTGAGAGAGGTCGGCTACGGCCTGCCATGGGAAGGGGTGATTTAGATGCCGCAGACTACTTACCAGCAGATTGAGAAGCCGCTCGACCGCGAAAGCCTTCTCGAACTATTCCTCCAGTCGAGGTTTGAGGAAATCGGGGCCATCTTCGGCAACGCCTACGTCGAAGGGTTGCAGCTCGAATGGGTGTCCGTCTCGTCGGTGAAGGTGAAGACGGGCGCGGCCGACCTGCCCGACGGCTCGCGGCGCTTGCGCGTCACCTCGGACATCACCGTCTCGTCCATCTCGCTCGGCAGCAACGCGTGGGGGCACGTCTACCTCTACAACAACGCGGGGGCGGCGGCCGTCGAGGTGGTGACGACGGCGCCGGCCGCCTACTTCGGGAGCGCCTACCAGAAGACGGGCGTCTCGACCCGGCGCTACCTGGGCACGGTTCGCACGAACGCCTCGGGGCAGATATACAACTTCCTGCACGTCCTGCCGAACTTCATCCGTTACCGCGAGAACCTTTCCGCCTCGCCCTTCCGCGTGCTCACGAACGGGGTGGCGACCTCGGTGGCCGATGTTGACCTCTCGGCCGTCGTCCCCGTCACCTCGCGCCTCGCCCACCTGCGGATGAAGAATACCTCGGCGACCGCGAGCGTCCTTCTGGGGTCGAGCGACGGCGTCACGCCGGCCCCCACGGGGGGCTCCGCCTACGGCGGGCCCGGCGACGGGCAGGTCATCTCCGCCAACCTCAACTCGTCGCGGGTGCTCAAATACATCTACGACGCCGCGCCGACCAACGGCGCGTACATGGACGTGTGGGGCTACTGGTTTGACCGGTAGTTATTTCCGGCCGGGCGAGCTACTCAGGATGAGTGATGAGTGAGGGCTTGCGTCCTATAATGCTCATTATGTCGGAGAATGAATTGTGATTCACCAGCTTTTGAGGGACTGATGACTACATCTTGTGGTCGGGAGATGTCGGTAGAGTCTTCGAATCGGCTTCGGAGCGCGCCAAGGGGTGGCCACAAGATATGGTGGTTATAAAGCGGCCTGTAAATCACTCCGGCACAGCCTGTAAAACTCTAGTACTAGAGTACTCCGGTACTCCGGTACCGGAGCTATCCCCGTCGGTATCCCAGCTATCCCAGCGCGCGCCCCTCCTGAAATCTTTTTGCCGCTCCGCTAGGACTCCTTAACGTCTTCAAGGTTCACCGCGACCGCCAGCAGAATGAATGACAGACACCAGACGTAATAACCGACTCTAAAGGTTTCGCCGAACTGCGAGGGCCGAAACCATGCCAGACAGACCAACAGCGCGTCCGCGGCGAACACGACCCTTTGTACGACCACGCCTCTTCTGACGTAGAAGATGACGGCCGGCGACGCGAGCATCAGCAGGTTACACACTCCCAACAGGGCCGGGTAGACATCACGGGCCACCCCCTTCAACAGCAGCCTGGCGAGGGTTACGGCGAGGGAGAAGAAGCTGCCCGCGAGGCAGAATAGTCCCCAGTCTCCGAACGGAAAAAACCCCCAAAAATCGCCAGAGCTTTTAACGGCGGGTAGGAGAAGGGACGCCCCGAATAACGCCCACGCGATAGCCAGCAGTCGTTTACGTAAGTTCATCCGTCACCTCACTGATTCTGTAGACATCCGGCTCCGGGGCTCACGCGCCACGCGCCTGCATCTGTGAGTGACCCTTCCGCTTCAAAACGTAACGGAGCCGCGGACAAAAATTTGTCTCGCCCTGACGCCGTGTCCCCATTGTGCCGACAATAAAGGGAGGGGCGAGCCCCCGAAGAGACCCGCCCCCTGTTCACTATCGTACGGCTCAGCGGTCGGTAGACTTGTCGGCTCCTTCGCCCTCGGCAGCTCCCGGGTTGGTGGCACCCGCCTGATTCGGGCCGTCGCCGGCCTACCCCGCGGTCGGGTCGGGCGGGGCGATGTCGTCGCGGTCGGCTGCGTCGTCGGTCGGTCGCTCGGTCGAACTCATGAATTAAGCCTCCTGGTCTGAAGTGAGGTGGAGCTTACCAGAGTCGCCGGGGTGTCGAGATTCCGCCGCCGCGCTCCCCGGCCTTCAGTGCGTCGGGCAGCCTCTTACGTAACAGTCCATCTTCTTCCACGAGTACCACCCACCTTGTCCGGCTTTCTGCAGGCGTGTTAAGCCCGCCCACCAGGAGTCGAGTTTCTTGCAGTAGTCGCAGCCGGAGCCGGACGGCTGCCCGCCGTTCGAACCGGTACTCGGAAAGATGCCGCCGGAGACCACCCAGACGACGACTACGACGACTATGATGGCGAGAACACCACCCCAACCCAGGGCGACAAACACAGTACCCAAAGACATAGCGTTTTCTCCTTTGCGTTCGGCGCGGCGGCGCGCGCCTTAATATCCGTGCCCGCATAGGAGAGTGCTTCTTACCCGTTGAAACGTAACGCGGCCGACGACGAATTTTGTTCGGGCCATCCCCGCCGCGGCCGTGGGGTCGGGTTTCTGTCGAGATTAGCGTGCGCGCCGCCACGTCTTGACGGCGGGCATCCTGGTCGCCCCCTTCTCTGCCGGGGCTCGCGGGCTCCCCTCCCCTCTCTGTTCACCGTCCACCCCGGGTAATGAGGGTTTGAACCGGCCTGGAAGCGCGTTAGCGGCGGGCGTGCGAGCGGCGCAGGCCCCACAGGTGGCGCGCCGCGAGCGTGGCGGAGAGAAGCGCGGTCACGCCGAGCGCGATGAGCGTCCAGACGAAGAAGAAGGCTCCGCCGGACTTGCCGACGTCGCCCCCGACGAGTCCCGCCCCCGTCATGTGGACGACGGGGAGGCCCGACGCGAGGAGCGACGCGACGAGGATGATGACGTACCCCGCCCGCCGCCCGGGGGGCGCCAGCGTCGCGTACAGCCAGACCAGCAGGAAGAACACCGGGACGAGGTTCGAGACCCCCCCCGGGGCCATCCCGCGGACGACGTCGTCCGCGTGGTGAAACGACGTGAAGAGGATCGAGAGCAGGGACGCGACGGTTAACGTAAGGTTCTGTTTCAT